TCATTCGAAAAACTCCGGAAACTCCAGTTTTTCCCTGCGCAAATAATCAATCAAAACCCTGGCTGCCGCCAACCAGGACCGGCAGATTTCACACCGGTAACCATTCTCCTCGAGACGTTTTTTCCATTCTCGCTGGTCAGGTGAAAGCACATTATCTCCATCCTTCATTTCGATGAAGAGACCATTCCAGGCTGGCGATGGCATGGCTAAAAAGATATCAAGCACGCCCCTCTTTACGCCTTCCTGCTTGAGCTTCACAGCAACGGCTTTATTGCGCATCCCGCCGTTAGGGATGGCAAACATATTCTTCAGCTCAGGAATCCTGCCCTGCGCGATCATCGATTCTGCCCAGTCGAACAAGGCCTTTTGTTCATCATGCTCGCTCATCTCACCCTCACAACCTTTGTGCGCAGAAAAGGCAAAGGCATCGGCTTGGTGCTGCCGCCCTCGCTCCTGAAATTCGCATCCACTTCATCCCGGAGCTGCTGCACTTCTGCATCGCTCAGATAGAGTGCTTTCACGCCAAGAAACAGGATCATGAACCCGCGCCAATTCTCGATCTGCTCCTGGGTCAGCTTATTGTTGGCCATTTGAACTGCCCTTCACCCAAAACTCTGTATGGGTTTCTGTCTCCACGCTCAAGGCTGCCCCGCAGCGCGGACACTTGGCCGGCCACACCTGCTGCTTCGTTTCCCAGAACATCCGCTGCAGCTCCTCAGTGATATCCGCGCCGCACGCCGGGCAGTGGTTTGCGCGAACCGTCTTTTCGATCATCACAGCACCTTTCCACTCTTCAACCGGTTCACCTTGCCGCCGCACTCGGAGCACTTCCCCTGCACGATGCGCAGGTTCCGCTTCACCGCGCGTTCGCGGCCGCCCTCGATGGTCACCACCTTGTTGCAGCGCACGCACCAGGCTTCACCCTCACCGAGGTGATACGTGTTCTTCGCCTTGCTCACACTCTCGGCCCAGGCCTTGAACTCCAGGCCGTGGATCCACAGCAGGCCGCCTTTATCTCGCTGATGTGGGCAACCTGCCGGCAGATACGTGCGCACCAGGGAGTCGTAACTGATGCCGATCTCCTCGGCGATCTCGCTGGGTTTATATAGCATGTCCAGCAACCGGCTCAACCGCAGAATATGCTCGCGCTTGAAACGCGGGTGGAAACCATCAGCCATATTCTTCACGGAATGCCTCTTCCAGCTTCTTGCACTCGTACGTATATTTGAGCCACTCCTCAGAGTAGATCACCGCTTTGGCCACGCCAAACTGCCATCGTGGGCAGCGGAAATGGTGACCTCTGAAAGCGACGATATTGAAGGTCTCACCGCTGTGCCTTGTCCAGATCGATAGATCCCCGCGCCCCACTGCCAGGCTGATCATCCGCTCGATCGCCGCCTGTTCCGAAAGGGTTTTCTCGCCATTCAGCACCAAAGCCATGGCCATGCCCCAGGCCTCCCTGGAACCCATCGGATGCAGCTTATTTTTGGCGAACTTGTACAGCTCGTGCTCAAGCGCCCGCTGCTTCCGCTCGACCTCGTAGGCGGCTTTTTCTACTTCATCGCTTCGTTTCACCATCGATAGCACCATCAGCTCACCACCTAGAACGGAATTCCCTCGGTCGGGTCCTGCTCACCCTCGCCGGCGTCGCTTTTCTCTGCGCCCTCGTCGGATTTCTCAACAGCCTGGTCAGACTTCGAGCTCAGGAACTTCACCTGGCTGGCCGTCACCTCAAAGCTGGTGTGCATGAAGTCGTCCTTGCCCTGCCACGTGCGCGGGCCTCCGGTCTTTGGGTCGCAAACCAGGCGCCCCTGCACCATCACCAGCTTGCCCTTGGCCAGGTACGTGTTGCAGGCCTCGGCCATCTTGCCCCACACCTGCACCCGGAACCAGGTCGTCTCTTTGACCACCTGGCCGGCAGCATCGTTGTACTGCCTGTCTGTGGCCACCGGGAAGGTAGCCACCGCCTGCCCGGTGGGTGTGAAGCGCATTTCGGGGTCTCGCCCCAGCCTGCAAATAAGAATAATCTGCTGAAACATTATTGAACCTCCTGATCGATCGGGAAATACTCGTTGGTTGTCAGTCGCCCACCCTGGAAGACAACCACCTTCAGGGTCCCTGCCGGGGTAACGATGCGGGTTCCCTCGGGAAGATTGCCATTGTGCAGTTCATCAGTGAATTCTGCTTCGTTCAGATTGCGAATCTTCTCGCCGACCTTGACAGTGAAAAGATCGTCCAATTCCACGCCCTTGCCCTTGAGATTGTGTTTCTTCACGGCGTAGCGGTTATGGCAAGGATCCGAGCAGAACCTGCCTTTTTTATCTGCAGGGATCGTCTCTGTGCAATTCCGGCAGTAACCGATGGTCTTGGCTTCTGGGTCTGCTGATGCCACTGGAAAAGCCTTGGACAAGAAAGCGTTACGATCTCCTTCTTTCGCTATCCTCGTCGCCCTCTTGACGATCACCGAGCGTTCCTTCCCCACCGGTGCCGGCCCAGCCTTCTCGAGCGAACCGATGTACTGCACCAGGTTGCCAACATTTTGACTCTCCGATTCCACCTTGATCATCAGCGAGGTGGTCACGTTCGCCTCGCAGTACTCCGCCGCCACCTGGATAAGGCTCAGCGTCGCGTCGATCTTGCCAACTTCAACAGGAATTTCGAACGTCTTCATTTCAATCTCCTTTATTAGTTCAAGGATCATTTTGAGCTTAGATCCGCGCCGCACGTGCCACAGCGGTTGGACAGGTCTTTTTCGATGAGCGCCATCTCCGCCCGCACCGCCCCGGAGTTGCAACTCCACCAGCGGATCCCGAACTTGTCCATCAGCCGTGAAGAGACCAACTGCCTGGCAGTCGTGGTCTTTTTCTCGCTGTCGCCGGCCTCGATGAGGTTCTTCCGGTACTCCTCGGCCACACTGCGCGGAATCAACTTCACCTGCGCCATCACGTTATTTTTCGGCATTGGCAGCCTCCATTTCAGAAGCCTCGCGCAGAGCAACCAGGCCGGGATCTTCGACCGCTTCTTCCTCCAGCTCAGGCTCGCCTTCCTCCACTACCGGCTGTTCCTGCGGCAACTCGAATAGCTCCAGGCCGCAGCGCTTCAATGTCTGGTTCAACAGCGATCTCGCGCCCCGCAGATCATCGGCCGTGTACTCAATCTCAGTTGCCACAATCAATTCAACAGCTTGCTCGATGAGCTGCTCAACCGTCTTTTCGGCGACCTTCTCAGGGTCGAATTTCCAGGGAATCTTTTTTAGGAATACCGCCCAGGTATTGAAGTTGCGCTCATTCAACCCGGCAACGATCCTTTCCACTGTGACCGCGGCCAGGTGTTTGACCGCATCCCGATCGATCTTTGTTTGCTCCTTGGCCAGCCGCCGCAGTTCTTTCAACTGCTTCTCGGCCAGTGCGCCGTCACCCTGCTTGGTCACATCGATGCCTTTTTCAATGGCTTTCATACAGGTGCAGTGACCGCTGCGTTTCATGCACACGATCATCGCTGCCGGAAAGCTTTCCTTCACCAGGTGGGTGATCTTATCGCTCTCACCGGGTTTGCCGCGGAGCTCATCGTAGACCAGCCTGAGGTTTTCGCACTGAGCTTTACGTAGGTCTTTCAACTTCGCCTGCACACTGCCGTATTGAAAACTGGTCACTGTGTCTGAATAATAAGAGCCCAATTCACCGGCTCGCTCATGCACCAGGATCCCACTCAGCAAGCTGGCCTGGGTCAGGTACTGAAGCTTCCAAGCCTTTTCCTTGGCCCTGAAGCACTCAGGCTTGAGGCAGTATTCGCTTTTGCGTTTCTGTAGAAACGCGCAGCCGGTACAGCGCCCAATGATGCCCTCACCCACCAGGTCATCCTCATGTTTCCAGCGCTTCTCATCCATCTTCTCGCCGGATTCTCTGAAAAAGCTGACCACGGCCTCTTGCAGTTGTTCGCTCGATGCACCATCTGCCGCCTGCGCAATCAACTCTTTCCGCAGATCCTTTGTGGTTCGGGATCCCCATTTTGTTTCGATATCTTCCGGCAGGTCCATCACCGAGACGATCTCACGCGCGGCGTTCTCGGTGATCGTCACGCCCACAGCCTTCTGCACGCCTTCGGGCAGCTCGAGCAGCCGGATCTTGTTGCGCACCGCAGAGTCGCTCAGGTGGAACAGCACACCGATCTCTTCGCTGGTCTTGTGGAATTCGTCGCGGTAACGAAGCATCGCCTTGGCCTCTTCGATCGGCGTCAGGTCCTTGCGGTCGCGGTTCTCAGCCACCGCAGCTTCGAACATCTGCTCGTCGTTCATCTCCACCACGTTCAGCGGGAATGTCTCGTAGCCGGGAGTTCCCGCCTCGGTCAGAAGCCTGTACGCAGCCAGGCGTGAGTGGCCAAAGGCCAGTTCCAGCTTACCCATCTGCCCGGATGCCGGCCGTGCGCTTGGGATCTGCAGCATCGTGTGTGTTACGATCGAAGCCGCCAGCGATTTGATGTGCTCAAAATCCTCGTTCTCCCTGGTCTGGTACGGGTTCGGGAAAATGTCCTTCAGTGCGTATTTCGGGATTTCCATCGCTTTTTTCCTTATCCTTTCTCTTTACCCAACCGCCGCCGTTCGCGGCTGACGGCTCGTGTCGACCATCGGAGCCACAACGAACTGCAGCTCCAGGTCTGGATCCTCCAGGTAAGCCCGCATCGAATTCGTCAGTGTCGACTTCACCCGGCCCTCCAGCCAGTCTCGGCCGTATGCGTTCCCGGCCGCGATCACTACCTGGTTGCCGGAGATCCCGGAGAACTCGGCCGGCTTCACCCAGGTATCAAAATCCGCTCGGCCCATCGTGCGGCGAAGGTCGCCGAGGGCAAGATCCAGCGCTCGTTTTGCCTTTTCAGGGGTCAGAACAGGGTCAGGGTCAAGCCCGGTGGGTATCCCGGTTGGATTGGATTGGTTAATATTCTTTTTATTTGGTTTATCCTTAACTTCGCTTAACTTCTTTATCGCCGTAGCTGGCGGGGTAGCCACCCCTGTACCTACCTTGACACCTTCCTTGGTAGTTACCGCCGTAGCTCTTTCGGGTTGATCGAACCCGCCCGGCTTGTCCCAATTGACCATCAGGGTTTTTCCGCCCTTGACGTTGATCTTCACGCGGTCCGTCCAGCCTGCCGGCGCGGGGAACGCGCTCGGCGCCGCCCAGTCCATCCGCTGATATTTCCACCAGTTGATGATCTGGATGTAGGTTTTATCCTCCACCTGGTAGATCTTGATGAACGGATCCTTGCCGCTGGCCAGCACTTCGAGCTCAGCCTGGGTTTCGGGGACGATGATCGTCTCGTCGTAGCGCCACACCTCAGCCCGCACAGAGGCCGGGTTGCCCACCAGTCTGCCCTGGTCGTCAGCCACTTCCACCAGGCCGTGGAACAGGTCCCGCTGGCGGTAGCTCAGCTTGCCGAACGTCTCGCTGGTGCGGATCTCCCGCACGAAGGAGCGCCCCTTCACGCTGCCGCCTCTGCCGTGATCTCCTGGCTCAGATCCACCCGGAAGTCGTAACAGCGTGTGACCGTATCCACTTTGGTTACAGTGCCGGCGAAGCGTTTGCCGTTGGCGATATTCTCCACGATCAGCGTCTCACCTTCTGCCGGGAGCTGCAGACCGCGCTTGCGGTACATCCCGGTGACGTTCACCGTGGCGCCCGCCGTGCGAGCGTGTGTTCGAATGCTGCGGATGATCATCTTTGCCATCTCTCCTGTTTCGTGTTTATTGGCCAAGCCTCAATTGTTCGCCTGGGTACCAGCGATTGAACGATTTCCGCACCGCCGCCTCCTGTTCGAGGAGCGAAGTGCCTCGGTCGTGCAGCTCAACCTTCAGGTAGGCAGCCGCTTCATCCTCGTTTTTGAGCAGCCAGTACCCACCCTTCGTGCCGCCCGTGCCTGCGATCGGGATGCCGTATTTACGGCGCATCTCGCTCACCGCCAGCCGGATCGTGCGTTCATCCTGTTTCAGTCCCTGGGCGTGAACCTCGGCCACCAATTCAGTGCGGCTGATGCGATTTTCTGCCCCTACGTGGAACATGACTACACGCAGGATAGCCATCTCGAGTTCACCGGTCACCCCTTCGAGGGCGGCCGCCATGCTGAATCCAGTATTAAGTGCAGTTTGGTAAGTGGTCATTTTTCCTTCCTTCTTCTTGGGGAGAGCGCCGCGGTGTTGACGACGACGATCTCCCCGTGGAAAAGATGGGGCGGGGCGATGGACTCCCGCGGGAGGACGGCATCTTCAGTACCGGCCCGGCCGCGGTTCACCGCCTTTACGCGCCGATCGGTACTCCCTGCTCAAGTTCATCACCGCCGCTGTTTGGCATCACCAGCCTGATCCCAGGATCAACCGGGTATTCAGGCAGCCAGCTCCTCAGGTCTTCTTCGATGAGCACATCCACCACCCTGCCGCCCGGTTCTCTCACCAGGGTGATGGCCGGGTGGATCTCTGCCTGCAGCGGGTGATCCAGCAGGACCGTCCAAACGAGCCGCGTGATGGTCACATGCAGCCAGGAGCCGAGGATCTGTTCACCAGCCTTGGCCAGAGCGAGGTCCTCAAAGCCCCATAAGCGGTCGCGGCTTTCAGCGAGCTGCTGGATGTAGGCGGGTAGAACGCACACGATCTCACGCGCCTGGGCAGTCATATTCTCAAAATTTTCGATATCCTGGGGATTGAACTTCACTCTTTGCTCCTTTGAGGGGCGGATCAAGAAGAGAAGAACATCCGCCCCTCGCTGCAGGGGTATGGCCGTCAGGGTTCAGCTACCTCAATTGCTGCGGCGTATCTGAACTGTAGCCGCGAGACACCTCCTGAAACTGCTGGCCATCATCAAAGGTATGGTGGGCGTCACCGGTTCGAACGGTGCTGACCCGCTGGCATGAGGGGGGCATGTCAGCTCATCTCGCCCAAGCGTAGGCCGGATTTCCACCGGCCTCCTGCCAGTCCATTTGGGTCACTTAAGGTTACCGACTGCAGGTTACTTGCTCACTGGTGATTAGCACCAGGTGTTGCAGATGCAAACCGGACGCACCAGACGTCCGGAAATTGCCTTTTCAAACCTCCTCCCGGAGCAGGTCGAGGGGGGCGACCCACTCCGGGAATACTGGCGGCCAGGACTCGAACCTGGTTGAAGTTCTCACCGTGATCGATCCTCCGGCTCTGCCTTCACGTCCTTCGATCGATTGGAGGACGGGTGTTGCCCAACGCCTCCGCCAGTCCATTGCTTGTTTATTTTTCAAAGATCTGTCTTGCCAGTAGCGGGAGCTGGATTCGAACCAGCGATCTCAGGGTTATGAGCCCAGCGAGGTGACCTCTCCTCCATCCCGCACTGTGCCGCGTTCTTTGCGGCCATCCCGCGACCTCGTGAAACGAGGGAGCAGGGACTTCCTACAGTCCACCGGCGCACCGATGCTGGATTGCACTTCCTACCTCTAAACGAACCGGCGAGGCCGGTGAACTGCCATTTTCAAGGGCGGAGCGGGTCGGGGATCCTGGTCTTGGCGCCGTGTTTCTCTAACAGCCTCAACGCGTTGGCCAGATTCAATTCGATCTCCAGAATGTCGCCGCGATATTCGTTCGGTACTCTGTTGCGCACTCTGGCCAGTTGGCCCGCTCCATTATTCACGTACTCCGCCGCCGTGTCGCGGTCATCAGCCGCGATCGTTGGCCATGTTCTCGGTACTCCCATCTTCTCCTTTCGATATCGTTCGATTTTCCTTACTTTTTTGTGACTTTTTGCGTTCTACTGCTGATTCGTGCTAACCTGTTCTTGTGAAACAGGACCGTCACCCGTCTTTGCGAAATCAGGATCAAGATGCAGGATCCCGTCGCTCCCCTTGTACGCCACGATCCGCTTGCCCGGGATCTGCGTTTCCATCATCGATGAAAGGATGTGCCGCATTACAGCCGAGGAGGAAGCAGAGGCCTGGTGCGTGGCTTCTGCCCGCGCCTTGGCTTCGTTCTCTACAAATTCGATCTGCTTTTCTTCAAGTACGTAGGATGCTGTTTTCATGATCTCTTTCACCATAGTTTATATTGTTTACTACGGTAACAATATAGCACGACAGTTGATGATTGTCAATAGGTTTTCAAAAAATAACTGATGAATATGTATAATTGGATTGTGAAACAAGAATTCTCTGAATGGTTGACTCGAAAATATATTGACTGGCGGGGGGATGCCATCGGTCAAGATAAATCGATCACAGAATTTGCTGCCATGCTTGGCGTTTCCACCAGCCTGATGTCGCAATGGATGAAGAAGAACGGGAAAATTCCAACAAACTCAAAAAATATTTCCGCCCTTGTTGAGAAATTTGGTTACGAAGTTTATACGATTTTAGGAATGCCCGGGCCTAGCGAGCCGAATTATGATGCTGTCAGTATTTCTTCACTCCCCCCAGACTTACAAGATCGCTTTCGAAAAGCCATGGCCGAGATAGACTCAGCCCTGGTTGATCGTAAAGTATTATCAGATTCAGAGGAGGGCCGCAAGGTCATTCGCGAATCGTTTGGCAAGTACGGCTTGAACGTCACCATCAACGAATAGGCCGGGTACTTAGGGTCGGTAATGGTCAGGAACATCTTTTCCTCCTGAGAATTATTATAGAACAAGCGTACTATTTATGCAATAAGGAAAGGGGTCAAAATGGAAAAAAACGCTCAATCAACTGATAACTCATCGATGAACACGATGGCTCTCAATCAACGGCTGGACCGTCTCATTGAGATCGATACAAAGATCCTCGAATCTTCGCAAAAGACTGAGGGGCATCTGAGCACCATCAAGATAATAATTATTATCTCGATCATCTTTGGCTTGATCGCAGTTCTTGTCTCATGCTCAGGCTTGATTTAATAAGTAGTGAATAATTGGATGGCGATGAATACTCTATATTACGGCGATAACCTAAAGGTCCTTCGAGAACATATCAAAGATGAATCGGTTGATTTGATCTACCTGGACCCGCCATTCAATTCAAACCGCTCCTATAACGTGCTTTTCAAAGATGAAAGTGGCCAGTCAGACGCCCAGATCGCCGCCTTCGATGACGCCTGGCACTGGGGACCATCTGCCCAGGAGACGTACGAGCAGCTGGTACGCAACGCCCCAGGCGGCGTGGGGAATATGATCGGTGCCTTGCATCAATTCATCGGTGCCAACCAGATGATGGCCTACCTGGTGATGATGGCGGCTCGACTGGTCGAGCTCCACCGGGTGCTCAAGCCGACCGGCTCTCTCTATCTTCACTGTGATCCAACTGCCAGTCATTATCTGAAGATGATCTTGGATACGATTTTTGGACCACAGAACTTTTTGAATGAAATCGTTTGGAAACGGACTACCGCTCACAATACAACTACGAGAAAGTTGGGGGATATAACCGATACTCTCTTGTTTTATTCAAAAAGCGCTCAGTATCTTTTCATTCCACCAAGAACCAGCCATGATACGAAATATGTAGATGATTTTTACCGTCATTTTGATCAAAATGGTCGCCGTTACCGGCTTCATTTAGTTGAAAGAAACCAAGGCATCGGTATTCGACAAAATCTCATCTATGAGTACAAGGGATATACACCGACTTATGGATGGATGATGGAGAAAGGGAAGCTGGAAGAACTGGATAAAGCTGGGAAACTCTATTGGAGCGCAAACGGCCGCCCTTCTCGAAAAATTTTCCTTGATGAAGTAAAAGAACCTGTGGTGTCGAATCTTTGGGACGATATTCCACCGATCCAGGCTCAAGCCGCAGAAAGGCTTGGATATCCAACTCAAAAACCACTAGCGCTGCTCGAACGCATTATCAGCGCCTCCTCAAATCCTGGTGATGTCGTTCTCGACCCCTTCAGCGGTTGTGGTACTTGCATCAGTGCAGCTCAAAATCTTGGCCGGCAGTGGATCGGCATCGATATCACCCACCTGGCCATCGCCATGCACAAAGCACGTCTTAAAGATATGTTTGGTTTGGAGCCAAAGAAGGATTACCAGGTCATCGGCGAACCTGAAGATCTGGCCGGCGCACAACAGCTTGCCCGGGATGATAAATACCAGTTCCAATGGTGGGCGTTATCCCTCATCGAAGCGCGTCCCCAGGGAGGGACAGAAGGTAGCAAAGTCGGCAAGAAAGGTGCAGATCGCGGTATTGATGGCGTGATCAACTTCTTGGATGATCCCAAAGGCGGCGTCAAGCGTGTCATTATCCAGGTCAAAGGTGGCAACGTTAACAGCGGGATGATCAGGGATCTCAAAGGCACTATCGAACGCGAGCAGGCTGCGATCGGCGTTTTTATCACTCTCGAGCCATCCACCCGTGAAATGAACACAGAAGCCGCTACTGCCGGACACTATCACTCCGAGCTCTGGAACAAGGATTACCCCCGCATTCAAATCCTCACGATTGAAGCGATCCTTGCTGGCGCAGAGGTGAAAATGCCTCCGTCAGGAGCGGGTGCGTTCAAGCAAGCTGCGAAGGTGAAAAAGCAAAGTCCAGAACAAGGAATACTGGATATTTAGTTTGTTTGGAGGGGAAATGAACAATTCAATACCGCCATTGCCGGTGAATCCGCCGCCACTCCTGCCGCCGGCTTTACCCCCACAGCTCCCGCCAGAACTGCCGCCTTGGCCTCAGCGCATCTGGATCTCTTTCAAAGCTCGCCTACAGCACGCCTGGACAGTTTTCAAACCCCGCCTGCAATCGTGGATCTCCACCCTATTCCAGAAACTTCACCTCCGCAGCCTACCCCCTGCCCTCTCCTGGACCGCCTTGCTTTCCCTCATCCTTGGTCCCATCATACTTATTGCGATTATCGCTTCCTCCGGCAATTCTTCCCACGCCGCGTTTGCTGCCGTTTCTGTAGAAACAATGACGCCGGTAGTGGTGGTCACTTCCACTTCTTCTTCCACTGCGACCGCTTCATCAACATCAACGATGATGATGACTTCAACAATAACATCCACCTCGACGATAACTTCGACAGCAACGATCACATCGACCCCAACGGCTACCTTGCCGGCGATCTCTGCCGCTTCTTGTGTGGACCCTGCCTCCGAGCGAGAGGTCGGCAAGGTGTCCTATGTGGTTGATGGTGATACCATCCACGTCATCATCGATGGCGTGGATTACTCCGTGCGCTATATCGGTGTTGACACCCCTGAAACTGGCGAACCGGGCGCCCTCGCAGCCACCAACTTCAACGAGTACCTCGTGGCGGGAAAGACCGTCACCCTCGTCAAAGATACCTCCGAGGTCGATCAGTACGACCGGCTGCTGCGTTATGTGTTCGTTGGGGATGTGTTCGTCAACTACGCGATGGTCACCAATGGCTACGCCACCGCAGGCTCCTGGCCACCAGATACGGCCTGCGATTCCACTTTTGCTTCAGCTCAGGCCATGGCAAAAGCCAGCCTGCTGGGAATGTGGGCACCAACGGCAACCTATTTGCCCTACGTAGCACCGGCAGCCACCTCAGCACCGTCGAGCAACTCAGTCGGCGGTAATTGTGACCCATCGTACCCCGATGTTTGCATTCCTCCGTATCCCCCCGATCTGGATTGCGGCGATATCAGTTACCGAAGGTTCCGAGTCATTGGTAATGATCCTCACAACTTCGACGGGGATCACGATGGGGTTGGGTGTGAGAGCGGGTAGATGAATCTCTGGCGATCCTTCGCCACCAAAGGGTTAATGCATTGAGCCAGGAAGCAGTGTGCTCAGGTGGGCAGGGAACAGTGCGAACTTCAAATACTGGTGTGAGCTTCTTTTTCAATTGATCTCCTTTACTGGTTGAAATCATCAATCGGTTAACCGTTTCTACAGAAACGGATTGAGATTAGGAGGAAAGAATGGCTGATAGAGTTAGGGTCGGATGTATCAACAAAATCGATCGCGATGCGTATTGGGAAAGGATTACCCATATCGGCGGGTTGAATCCAAGTGGATCAAAGTGGAAAATTACATTGGACGAGGCAATTAGTGGGATAGAAGCGGGTAAATGGGCATTCTTTGTTATGGTCAATGGGGTTTCGACAGATGTCATTATTGCCAAGACTGAAAACGGCCACAAATACCTGAAAACGGTTGCTGACGGTAACGTGCCCAACAATCTTTTGAGTCTACCTGAATGCCCGAGAATATAATTCAAAGAGGAAGAATGAGTTCAAACAAACCTCCATATCGATCACTTAAAGATGTGTCTTACGACGAATTGAAAGCTGCAGTCGTAAAAATGGCTGAGGATCTTGGAATTGCCGGCTCAGGCTCCGGGTACAGCCTCTATGAAGCTGTTTTCAAGGAAAAAGAGAAGGTGGCCGAGGCCATTGCTCGAGAGAAGAAAGAATTCAACGGTAAATGACAATCCATTTTCATCCTGCAATCGGAGCTATCCTGATTTGTGATTTCTCAGGTTTTCATGAACCTGAAATGACAAAGAGGCGTCCTGTCATTGTGGTCTCTAAGCCAATCGCTTCACGGCCCAATATATGTACCGTGGTTCCGCTGAGCACCACTGAACCTTCGGTGATTTTGCCCATGCACTATAAACTGGTTCTGGATCCACCTCTGCCGGCTCCTTATGATTCCCCGTTCCATTGGGTCAAAGGAGATATGATCTATGCCTTGTCTTTCGATAGATTTTGTCTCCCCTTCAATGGGAAGGATCGACTAGGCAAGAGGATTTATGATAACAGAGTCCTCGCTGCAGACCAATTGGCAAAGGTACAGAAATGCATCATGGCTGGGATTGGAATAATGAAATTACCCTGAACAATGTACCTTGGTGCACGATGATGCATCGTAGTGCATATTGACAATAAATAAATAATTATATATACTGAGGTTGTCTCTGCTCTGCGAAAGCATCAGAAATCAAGTCCACCGCAAGGTGGCCTCCACGATGGGAGAATGCAATTCCTTCGTGGCGACTGTCAAAAAGACTCCAAACGGGGTCTTTTTGGTTTCCATAACCTCAATTATCACCACCATCGACCAGGCGCGCGATCCTCTCCCTCGCCACCCGATAGTACCCCTCGTCATTCTCCATCCCTACAAACCGCCGACCCACCTACAGCGCCGCCACCCCCGTGGACCCGCTTCCCATCGTGTTATCCAGCACCACCCCGCCCGGATCGCTGAACGTTTGGATCAGATACGCCATCAGCACCACCGGCTTCTGGCTCGGATGGTGCCGGTCCACCTCAGAATTGAATTCCAACACCGACCGAGGATAGTTCGTCCAGGCCACGTGCTTCTTTTCCCCGGTCGCCTGCCGGCCGTAGATCCGCGCCTTTGACGTCTTCTTCCACCGGTCCACCGTGATCAACCCCTGGGGATGGTAGACCATCTTCCCGGTCTTCGCCGGCGAGAACACCAACACATTCTCGTGATTGCGCAGCGGCTGCTTTTTTGCGTTCAGGAACCCCGTCACCGTGTTCTTCTTCCACACCAGCTCGTACCTGAACCATTCCGGCTTCGAGTTGATCAACTTGGTCGTGAAAGGCTGACTGGCCGTCAGCACCACGGACCCTGCCGGCTTGAGCAGCCGCTCATATTCTGGCCACAATCGTTCGAATGGCAGGATCTTGTCCCACTCACAGGCCGTCACCCCATAAGGCAGATCTGCCAGCACCAGGTCTATACTTCCGGCAGCCAGCGTCGGCATGATCTCCAGGCAATCCCCCTGGTACAAAGTCGCACCCCCGATGGTTTCCATTTTTCACCTCTACCAATATTAGAACAAATAATCTATAATATTGTAACTCGCATTGTCAAGGAGAGAAAATGGAATTCGATATCGGTGTGCTTTCATTCAGTTACGATCCTGCTGGCGAGCTGCTGCAGAATATCATGATCCTGGATCGGGGTCAGGCCAATGCGCAGCAGACCCATATTGTCAATCGCGAGTATTTACTATCAGCTGCCGAGAATGGGCTCAGGATCTACCTGATGCGCGAGAACAAGGCGGTCAATCGCTCCAGCCTGTCAGAAGAGATGCGTTACTCCCGCCTGCGACCCATTTTGACCTTGAAAGTGAAGGGGAAACAATACCTCAAGTCGACCAACGATACTTCAGCCTGTGATGATTTAGGTTGACCAGGGGAAGGGCTTCCTTGATTAATATTTCCTTCGCACTCATCATTCCCTGAAAGAGAGACCGCCTTCCGGCGGTCTCTCCAATTTACTTACGGCGTTCCTGGTATTCCTCCCACAGGATCTGCAGCTTCTCAGCGTCAGTGGGTTCAGCCTCCTCGGCCGGTGTATCCACCCCCCAGTCCCCTGATTCATCGATGAGGGTTTGCCACCACCCGCGCTTCCCTGGCCCCGGCCTCACCGCATCCGTTGACACCAGCGCGTCCCACGACCACCAACTGATCCCGCTGCACCCATCAGCCTTTGCTTCCCGCGAGAACTGAGCGATCTGCACCGTTGACGGGTACCACCCGTTCGCTCCGTAAAGAGGCCCAACCGGGAAGACCGGCAGGTCCTTCAGCTTCTTCAGCTCGCTCATGCACCGCGTGAGTTGCAGCTGCGGCGCTGTGGGGCTGATATCACCCTCCCAGTACATCTGGGGCATGTGCACGTCCCCATGCTCAGCGCTCATGAACCCAAGGAAGGTTGCCCAGGGCAGTGACGGGTGAAAAACAGGGAACCGGTAAGAACACAAAGCCAGCGGTGTGTTCGGCGCCAGGCTCAGCAGCCGTTTCATGTAGATGCTTGCTGCATTAGCCTTGCTGGCTTTTTTATACTCGCTCTCGGCATCGATGATAAAGCCATCCAGGTCATACTTCTTGATCTGTTCGGCTGCCACCTCGGCTTCCTTTTTTGGATCATGCCCATAGATGTACTGCCAACCGATTTTGGGCAGCCCGGCCGCAGCCAAGGCTTCGTAGATCGCCGGCAGGATCAGATCTTCGCCTTTGTAGGTGTTTCCATCACGGTTGTAGGGATAGATCCCGTCTGAGACCTTCGGAGCAGCCCAGCGCAATCCCGCCGTCTTCATCGCGCTCAGAATGTGCTCCCGTGCCCCATCACTTTTCGGGTCCAGCCCTCCAACACACTTGTATACATTCCACATCAACATTCCCATGCCAGAAAAAATGTTTCTCACTTCCTTCTCCTTTGGCAACCTTATGCCGGATTGATCGCCACCGCTGCCATCGTCGCATAGTTGGTACCCGAATCGTAATGCGAGTACCCCACCGCCTGTGAGGTGACCGTTGGCGTCAACAGATATCCGGTAAATACCTTTCCATTGAGTGTGATCGTTGTTTGGCTGTTCTGAACAGCTGGGTAGGAGCTGGCCGACATGGTCGTCACAACATCGATCGTGATACCATAATCGACCGTCGTCAGAGTCACCGACATAGGCGAAGTCTGAGTCGGCGCTACCGATCCCGTGCTGGTCGTCGGTGTGGTCTGATCCACGCCCGAGAGTTGATACACCGCACAGCGCCAGTTACACGATCCGCTCAGCGTACAGGTGAACGTGCCGGCCGTGGTCGAGTAGCTGGTTGTTCCATAGATCGCGCTTCGTGGGCTGTTGCCGACCGTCACCAGCGTTGATGGAGTGGAACCCTGCAGAAGTGGAGAAGTGATCGAGGTCACAGTGTTATCAGCCGAGACCACAGCCACCATGTAGCAGTTCGTCACCGTTGCCGGCGTCACCGCCACCGAGACCGAGGTTCCCGTCCCGTAATTCGACCAGGTATTCTCGATCCTGATCCCCTTTGGATCGATCAGAAAGTCCAGCACCTTTACCCAGTGGCGGATGGTGTTGACTACCCCGGAAAATACCGCGCCTACAATTCTGCTTACCAAATGATGAAAAGCCCATCCGGCATCAAAATAAACCGGGTCATAATAGATTGATAGGTTCATCTTTTTCTCCTTAAGCCGGGACCGGTAGATAACTCACTGCGGCAGCTCCGGTCTTGCTGGCCGCACCGTGCTTCACTTGCACCTTGTACCCGGCGCTCAGCACCAGGTTGAACCCGGATACCCAATTGGATCCCGGTCCCATCAATCGGCTGTCCGAATGGATCACGTTCGATGACCCATCGATCACCTGCACCGAGATGGTTTGGGTTGATGTATCCGTGTTTGTGATCACCATCCCTAGCAGGCTGTACGCCTCGGCTGTAGGCACGGTCAGAACGTCAGCCCAGCTTGTCCCCGTGAATGTGGTCAAACCCATTCCACCCGGAAAAACGACCCACGATGCGATGAACCTTGCCGTGCAGCTCGCGCTCACCTTGGCTTCGATGCTCGTGGTTGTACTCAGGATGAAAGGAAACTCCAGCAGCAGCTTCTCTCCGGCAGCCAGGTAGATCTTGATGACCGTATAGTCTGTGGCCGATCGCACGATCTTGATGAAGAAATCTGCACCCACCGATGCATCGATGTTCTTCATCATGATCTGATTAACTCGCTTGCATCCTGTCGTTGGCGCAGCCACAAGCGTCTGGTACCCCGTGTTCGGTGTCAGGACGGCACTCGCGTTCGCTACATTAGCCAGCCCCTTTACCTCCCCGCTCTTGATATCTTGATTGGGTGAAATTGCGACTACCATTATTTACCTTCCTTCTTTATCCAATCTCCCCGGTGTGCTGCATCGTCAGGTCCTCCTGATCAACGCTGTTGTCACAATCCACAAGGAACCGGCACAGCATAGATCCGCTGCCGGCAGTGGCCGTGGCCAGTACACCCCCAAAAAGCCCCCCCTCCTTGATATGGAACGAACACTCTGAGGCCAGAAGGTAGACGCTGCTGTAGAAGTACACATCTCCCTGGTAACATTCGGTCAGTACCTTGCGCAGGGATTCACTCACCAGCGTTGTATCGCTGATGGCTGGTGCAGTCGTCCCGGTCCCGATTGCTGCGTACTGCAGGCCGACGGTCTCCTGCCCGGTGATTCTCCTCGCGATGAACTGCCTGCCAACGGTGGTGACCAGGTTCTTCACCTTTACCTCCCGCCGCAGGCAGCCGGCAGCCTTCGCTTCCTCGATCGCGTCATGCAGAGTCATACCCCTGGCCAGCATCCCCCCGATCACCCCAGGCTCCCACCCGCACAATTCAACCTTCCCGGAGGGTACTAGACGATTCTTTACCGATAGAACTTTCATTGCTTTCTCACTCCTCCCCGTACTTCGAATAGTCCCACTTGGCCACATCCCACAGATACGGCCCGCTTGTTCCGGTGATCAGTACATCATCATCAGATACTGTGAATGAATCCTTGAAGTCAAGCACCTGATCCATCAACTCGTCATTGCTCAGGTTCGTGGTACTCGTGGCCAGCTTCAACTTCAGCAGCAGGCTCACCAGCCCAGCATCGGCTGCGCCCAGCTCCACCTTCGAGGTCACATACCCACCCACGCTGATGGAGGTCTTCACTGACTTGATCAGGTAATCTCCGTTCACCCCGCGTTGAGGTAGATATACGTTCTGGGTTTGCCCAGCCCTCAAACCAGCCTCATGCACGGTAAAGCTGATCGTCTCGCTGGCATACGCATCCTGCGCCAGGATAGTGGCCGCTCGCATCCTTGCCACCTCGGTATCGATGATGGCAGTGTCAAAAATGACCTTCTTGAACCACTTGCCGTAATGGCTGTAGCTGGCGTAGTTTCTCACCACCACTCTCACCGGCGTCTCTTCCCGGCCGTCCACTTCGATTGCATCGCTCAGCGTTGGCCAGTAGGTTTCCTGCTCAAGCTTTGACTCGCTCTCGTAATAAAGCACCTCATCTCGCCCTTCCAGCGTGTCATTGTTGCCGGTCTTCACGGTCAGGGTCCTCCACACTGGCATGTTCACCCGTGTTGAGGTTGAGTTATTGGCCGTCCCGCTCCAGGCATACCCGGTGCCCAGGCTGCCGTCACAATACGCGCTCGGCCAGGCCAGCTTTTCAGCTTGCGCAGCATCAAAGTAGACCGCCAGAGCGGAGTCAGTGGCTTTGTTCCGTAGCTCAAGGCGCAGTGTCATCGATGCAGAGGTTTCGTTGATAAATGTGGCTGTCAACCGTTCCCAGGTGCTCGTTTTTCGGCTTACCGTCTCAGCCAGCACCACCAGATTGCTCGTGTCGTAGATGACAACGCTCCCCATCCCCAGCGTGGCCGTGAAGGCCATGGCCTGCACGCTCAGCGCCTCGCCAGGTGCCAGGCTGATGTTCGCGCTCAACAACTTGCTTATCCCCGTGCCGGCTGTGATCTTCGCACTCTTCGTGCCCTGGCTGAATTTTGTTGCGTCCTGCGCCCAGGCCGCCCCACTCCCCTCCTGTGATTGGGTCCAGCCGTCCGTGATGTTGACCTCGAAGGATGGATTTGCCAGCAGGTTGGTGGTCGGACCGCCGTCGTTCCTTCTCACGATGATCTTCGACTCAGCCGCCCACGGCGCCAAGCGCTTGTTCAGAAAGAGATCGGTGGAATAGCCAACCCGGGTGAATGGGAAGGTTGTATCTGCCGAGAGGGCATTTCCCCCCACCACCTCCACCACGTTCACCACCCCGGCGCCGTTCACATCCACTTTTACGCCCTCGGCAAGCTTCTTGGCCGCGTCCAGCGGGTCATTGGTAATATCGAACGGCGCCCGGAATTCACTGACGCCAAAGTAATGCAGTTTTTTCTCGTAATCACAGTACCAGTACCCGCCGCTTTGGTTCGCAAGCCAGTTGAGGACCTCGCGCACGCTCTTCCTGTTGAAAACAACTCTTGGGATGGTCTGAATGGCAGTAACATAGGTGGTCCCGTCGAAGCCAGCCAGGTCTGCAGAATCCGCAAAGACCTCCGCAATGATCTCAGCGTCGGTCTTGTCGACAAATTCCTTTTGAACGAAAACCTTTTCAAAATACGCTGCGTAGTCAGACGCCCCCAGCGGATAATCATTTTTGGTGAGGTCCGTGCCGGCTTCACGGTCGGGTGTCAGAACATACCCGCCAAAGACCGGCTCAGTGCCATCCAGCACTTGGATCTCCTGCCAGTCGTGGATATCCAGCGCGTCCCCATCCTTCACTTTGATCGTCAGCGTATCCAGTTGTTCATTCAGTGCGCTGGTGATCTCGGGGATTGGTGAGGAGCCCAGATCTATATGATCCGTTATATCAACTGCGTTCAACTTGGTTTTGAAGTCGATAGTCTCACCCATGCTTTACCTCCCCACTGCCTGCAGCCGCAGCTTCTGCTCGATCCTTGCCATCACAGCATCGGCTGCCTTTTCGGGATCTGAGATCCCGTTCACGTTGATGATCAATCCATTGATCACCCCCCCACTGGACAAGTTCCCGGATGAATACCCCCCCAGATCCTGATTGGAGACGATGTATCCATCTTGATCAGGTATGAATGGCTCTGGCCCATTTTCTCCCACCCAGTATGACTCTCCGGCTCTCACCGGGCCTCCACTGGCCCTGGCTTCAGCCAGAGCTGGTTTATTGGAGATATAGGAGGTGTGTGCAGTTGTCTTTACATTGATGACCAGTTCCTTCAGCGTGGGCAAGCCATTGATCGACCTGGCCAGGTCTTCCACTGTCGACTGTGCATCCTTTAATGATTGGATGGCAGTTTCAGAATAGATGCCCCACTGTTCCCCCAGTTTGAGCAGCGAGTCCATCTCGGCCTGGGTAAGCCCATCCTCAGCCAGTTTCTTCTCCAGCATGGAGAGGATGATTCGGTGCGTGGCCAGCTCTACTTCACTGGCCGATTTTCCCTGCAGGTCCATGAACTTTTCGATGTAGGAAGTGGATGTCTGATAGGTTTTCGAATAATCATCAAGGGCGCTTGAGGTGGAAACATAGGTCTTTCCCAGCAACTCCGCTGCCGCCTGTGCATCATAGGTGGATACACTGAAGTCGCCATTGGCTAGCTTTGTTTCATAGATCTTCGCGTTGTATTCGTCCAGGAAGTTCAGTAATGCTACGCCGGTACCTCCACCCAGGAAGCTGCCAACAGAATCAAGCAGCCACCCACCCTTCGGATCGCTCTCATTTAGCAGCTCGATGTTATAAGCCAGGGCATTATTGATCTGTGTGAGGGTCGGCAGAGCCTCCCTCGCGAGTATGTTCTTCCAACCTGTGACAGCATCTGCCACATCATCCACCGATAATTGATAGGCATTTGCCATATCGATGGCTTTTTGGTCGATCACCAGACTGGCCGAGATTGCGGCTGATTTGTCCCTGATTGCCTGACCGCCCAACTTCATGATCTTGTACATCTCGCTGCCGCTCTTGCCAAATGTATCGGTCAAGAACTTGGCCCGTTCGAGTCCTGGCGCCAACCGCAGGTATTCATCAGAGAGCTTGGCCAGAGATTCCACGCTGACATCGATCCCCTTTTTGGTGGCTCCCTCCAGTGCTTTTTCCAGCGATTCTTCCGACAATTTCATGTCATCGGCCACCTGGCGCAGGCGCGAGATCTCTTCAGCCCGGCTGCCGGTCAAGCTCACCATTTTCTCAGTGAGATTAGCTTCTGCTACCAGAGCGTTGACAGATTCCTTCGTGATATCCACCAAACGCTTTGAAATGGCAACAGCAGCCGAGATTCCGCCCACGTAGGATAGACTGAACCCGGTCGCTGCCTGAAACTGCTTGCCAATGTTCTTTAGCGCGTTCTGGGTATCCTTATCCCCCGTCCCTCTTTTCAGGGTCTGGATAATGATATTGATCTGACTATCGCCCATTTAACACCACCAATAATAGTTACGCTCGGCCGTGCTTGTACCCCTGGCTCTGCAGCCACTTTGCACGCAGATCTTCCACTTTCTTCTGGCCCTCCTGCATTTCTGGCATGTCATTGTTCAAAGCCAGGAATGTATCCAGCCAGTCATCCGGGAGCTGCTCGATCTCCCAGGGCGCTACTACTGCCCCGCTGCAGTTGCGGTTTATATCCCTTGCGATGAACACCGCTTTCAGTTTTGCATTGCCCGTCCGCCCCGTCTGCACGATCTCCAACAGGGCGGACGCGATCAGTTTTTTTGTTCTTCCCTGTGCTCCAGAATCGCGCTCAGCGCTTTATCTCGCAGCCAGTCCCAAAACCGAGGGTCAATATCCCAGCACTGGATGACCAGGGAATGGATATCCTCAGCAGTGAGGGGTTCCCCGTTTTGGGTAAAGACCGACCCATACCAGGCTTCCATTGCGGTATTCAGAGCCTCCAGCTTTTCCTTAAGTGCTGGATCCTCCCTGGTATCGCCCTTTTTTACCCGGGCATCCACCTCAGCACCGATCTTCTGCATTTCATCGACAATTGCTGACTGTTCGGTAAACAGTGCCCGTGGTGGGTTCACCCACACCTCAAAGGCCATTTCACCGAATTCAGGGTCGTACTCCTTGAACTCGATTTTTCTAGTGATCCTCGGTATTTTGAATTCCATAATTCCTCCGGGTGTTATATGCTGGCCACGTTCGTGATCACACTGGGGACGATAAGCTTGCCGCTGGTCGCGTCATACTGGCCATGCAGCACCACCGTATCCAGGTTGGCGTTCTTGTTGTTGGTGTTTTGGGCCATGGCCACCACATCTTCGATGTACCCGCCCAGATCAAAGGACACCAATTGATTCACGCCGGTCCCGATTTTCGGCCCGGTGATGGTCAACCTGGCTGCCCGGAACTCATTGATCGCGGCCCGCAGCGCTTCTGTGGTGGTCCCGCGCACCAGTGTCAGGTTCAGGATGGCGCTCATTGGCCCCTGTTCATGAGCTCCAAACGTTTCCACTGCCCCGCCGTTGAAGGTCGGGTGCAGCCCGCTCAGGATCTCGAGCTCGAAGGACCTCAAAAGGCCAGTGAGCTCGGTTTCACCAACATCCGCCCAAAGCGCATCCAGGTAAACCCTGGCCAGCTTCGCGTTTAAGAAGATCGGCTCCAGGGGGTCGAGGCCGGCGGTGAACGAGGAATTCACGTTCTCGCGGGCAAAGTAATCCACTTCAATGCTCACTGGAGAGTCCCCGCCCTCCTGGTTGATCTGCCCGGAGATCTTGAACCGCTTGAACATCGAATAATTGTGCTCCACTGCCTGGATGTTGTCACCGCGCTCGATGGTGAAGGAATCCTGCGCGTTATCGGTGTCATCCAATGCCGGCTCATGCTCCCACAGCCAGTCGTCCTGGTCAGCCGTCTGTTCAACCGGGGTCACCCCGCCTTTCAACAGGCCGGAGAAGAGGTGCGGCAGGATCTGAAAGTACCCGTCGTCCCACTGCAGCGTATCTTCCACCAGGCGCCCCTGCATCGACCGGTGCGTCACATCCACATTCATACCGGTGTCAAAGTTGATCGCCTTGACCTTCCGGTCCACCGGCAACGGCTTCTGCACAATGGGAACCATCACTGTGGCTGCCACGCCTGTGCCGCGAACAGTCTCTTTACCGATCTGAACCTTGCCTAATATTGTGCTCATCTCTACCTACCTCCAATACAAATAAACGATATGGGTCATCCACCAACAGTGATCTTGCCGACAACACTCTCGTACAATTCCCAGGTTGCGATTAGCGCATAATGCTCAGTTTCAGCACCGAACTGGACGGCATCAAGAGTGATATCGTTCAAAAAGAAGCCTCTTACCTTTCCTCCCAGTGAAATGCTCGCTGCAGCCGCATCGATGATCTTCTTGAAATACGGCCACAGGATGCTCAGATTTTTCAGTGAGAGGTCGAGCGTCAGGTGAAATTCGGTTTTTCCCTTCCAGTGCATAACGTTATCTCCGCCTGCGCTGTATGGAGCCTCTACTAAACCAGACACAACGGAAAATGCGCACGGTATATCAGTGATTGTGGCCGGGATTTGATTGAAACCATACACCTTGATGGTGCGCCCGGTTGGATCCTTGATCGCTTTCCAGGCATCAGTCAAAGCTGAACCCCAGAGGTCTACACCCCAGTCGTTACTTGCCATTATTCTTCAGTCCTTCCACCATCTTTCGAATGGTCTCATTGATCGCGTTGATCACCATTTGTTTTACTTGCCCAACAGTTGGCCCGGTGATCGGTCGTGGCTTCAATCCTTCCCGCCCAAGAGTCTTCGCCACCCTGAATGCAACGTGCAGGGCCTCATCAGCGCTCACGCCAAGTTTCTGCCTTACCCAGGGCAACAACTGATTGACAGGTAAGTACGAAGGGTTGGCCTTTGATCCAGACTTGGTTCGCTGTTCTCCGCGAATATTCCTGTTATTCTCTCTTCCACGCCAGGTTGTAATAGAACTCGCGCGGTCATGCCACTGTGCGCCGCCGTCGATGTACCTGAAGATATATTTCCTTTTGGAGCCAGGCCCCACAGTCAGCATCACCGAACCAACGCCAACGGCTGTGACCCGGCTTCCCAATGAGTTGGCCGTTTTGCTCGTGAACCGCGGGATATTTCCCTTTTCGACTTTTCGAACCTGGCCGCCAATACTCTTCATGGAAGGGATCAGGTAGTCGTTGTTAACGCGAGAAGACTGCAGGTAATTCATTTGATTGATCACCTCCTGAAAACCTTCCATCGTCATAGTTACATTTTGATCTGGCATCTGGTCCCTATTCGATATTCGGGTAGTGGCTTCTGATCTCCTCCAACTGGTTCGGAGGGAATTCACTGTAGAATCCAGCCTGGCCGGTAGCGGCATCGCCCACCCGCCCCTGGAAACCGGAATCCGATTTGCTTTGCATCAAGATGGCAACCTGCCTGCACATATAGCTCACGTCTGCAGGCGGCATCATCCTGTTAATGGCCTTGGCAGTGTGGATGGCGGCGCTCGTCCCATTCACCCCCCTGGTCACGCTGAACGAGCGATAGACATAGATCTCTGCGTTATCCAGATGATCGGCTGGGTTTGTGCCGTTCCATCCCCTGAATACGGTGAGGACATCACCGCTAATTTTTTCGATATAGAGGTCTTCCGAGTTGATTCTGATGACCTCGCCGGCGTTGAATTCATCACCATCATCAACAGTGATCAGCGCATCATTCTCTTGGATGGCTCCGTTGACCTTGGATGTGGCTTTGCTCGGAGCTGGGCTTTGTTTCGACCCCTTCCCCTCTGTGATCAACTCCTGCTCATCTTCGATGAGAAGGACCATCCCAACGCTCAACAGGCCGCCGTTGGTCACATCGATCGTGTCTGTATCAGCAGCCGCTTGCGTCCCCGTCAAGCCCAGGGATTTTATTTCCTGGTAGAGGCCCCAAACTGCATCGATTTCAATTTCATCCCCTTCTATTAAGGTCTCGATGTGAACCTTGATGTAAGGTCCGTTATCCCACTCACGTCCCTGGGGAAGCAGATCATAATCGTTGGAGCCGATACTAGAATCATTCAACTTAATGCTGAAAACCTCCAACACAGGTGGGAGGTAGATGCATTCATCCTTTTCGTTCCTGCAGCTCACCGTGAAGGTCTTGACTTCGCGGATCGGTAGGAAATTCCCGATTTTGCTGCGCAGGGTGAGGCTCGCTGCTGACACCTTTTGCATGAGAAGCTCAGGAGAAGTGATCTTGTTGCTTTCGTTGAGGATCTCATCAGCGGTACAGTAGATTTGCGCGATTGTCATTTGGGCCTCTTTTCAAAAAGTGGGAGGGGAGGCCCCCTCCCACTTCATTACTTGGATCGATCTTTATCCGAGCAAAAGAACCATTGCCTCGGGTTTGACTGCCTTCACACCCCATGCAAGGCCTACTTCGTAGGCGATGCGGCGGTACTGGCGGTACATGGCCACCTGGAAGGTGAGGCCGGTCTGCGGATCTGTGATGTAGGTGATATCATCCGCAGCGTCGCCGCCATCCGGCATGGCCGGGGGACGAACGAGCAGATGGATGGCTGAGCGGCTGAACGCCATGTTGGCGGTGTAGTTGTTGCCCACCGCTACAGTGTCGTTGTTCACCCAGGCTGCCTTCAAGCCGGGGTTCTGCAGCACAACATCACCGTCACCGTCACCAGCGAACCCGGTCTTCACGATGTACTTGTTGGTGTCCCGGCCGGTTTTGGTGTTGGTGAGCACGTCACCGGCAACGATCGTGCCGGTGCCGCCATCGATGTGGACGGTGGAGAGACCAGCTGCATAGCCAGCCGTGAGATCCACGGCATAACTTGCACCAGTCCCCTTGGTATGGAGCTTGACCTGTGCGCTCTCACGCACGGCCATGGCCATCAGGTCGAGCAGCACACCGCGGCGCAGCAGGCTGTCGTTCCCTGATTCATTGGCTTTGTAGAGCTCAGTGAGAGAGCGCAGCGCTGCCCCCGCGGTCGTGTCGAGCACGAGCTGCAGGTCGCTTGGAGGAGCACCGTTGTCTTTCAGCATCTTCAAGAGCTGAGCGGTGAACGTCAGCTTGTTGGTGCCGTCAAACGGGGTGGTACCGGCGGTGCCGTAAGCACGGGAAGCATAGATGTACAGCGCGGCCAGGTCAGCTTCCACTTCGTTGGTCAAGGTGCGCATGGCCTGAGCAAACTGATCTTGGAGGATCATGTTATACAGACCGCCCACACCCTTCTGCTCTTCGCCTTCCCAGAAGAACGAGGTGCTGCGGAATTTCGAGATGGAGACCGTTCCCGGTGACACCGTCTGTGCGCTGGGATCAGGCCCGGTGGCAGCAGGGGTGATGGTTCCCGCAGTCTGAGCCGCGGTAACCGGGTAGCTGAGGGTCTGATTCTTCGCGACCGCCTCAGCACTCGCATCCATCGTGACTGCCGGGATAAAGCCGGTCAGTTCCCTCAAAACAACGTCGAGCGCCCGATAGATGGTCGGGAGTAAACCTGTTAAGGTGTTGGACATGGTAATTTTCTCCTTGTCAGATTATTTGAGGACGATTAGTCCTCCACAGTTCCGCCTGAGCGGATGAACTTTGCCTGGTCCACCAGGCTCAGCTTGTTGTACTCGGCCCGTTTGATGTTGGTCGGTTGCTGATCGACCTCATCACCAGGTTGAGCATTGCTGACCGGAACGAAGTTCTTGGCGATGTCGTTTGGTCGGTTGGCCGACTGCATCGACTCGTAGAGAGTTTCCGCCTGAGCGAGTTTCTTCTGCGCCTCATCCAGCTTCGGCTGCAGTTCAACGACCGCTTTCAGCGTGCTCTCCTCGGTTCCTTCGGCAAGGAGCGATTGGATCTCGTTCGCGATTCGCTGCTCCTCGTCCTTGGCCGCGTTGACAGCATCAAGACACGGTTTCAGATCAAACATTTTGCTTCT